CTCAGTAGGTATAGAAGTTGGATAATTAGCTGAATCAAATAAATTTGCCAAGTAAGATCTCCATAGATTATTAATTCAACATTATTACCCAATTCGCCTATGTCAATGAATTTACCCACTATTCATGGTATTTATGGGAGTTGTGTTTTTTTGAAAAAACAACACAAGATATGGTATTTTTGCAGCTGTCATTTTTTCTCTCCAGGAATGGCCAGAAGATCTGTAATATAAATATGAGTGATAATCTAAAAACCTACTTTTTCCAATCTGTGGCAAAGTTTCCAGGCCTTCTTGCTGTATTTCTTCTAACTGTTTTTTGTGGTTTTGGATCTTCAAGCATCTTTGCTTCTATAACATCAAAGTTTGGATTCAAAATATAGATAGCTGCAAAGTTATAAACCAAGCAGTCCAGAGCTTCGTTATCTGGTCTTATTTGTTTCCATACTAATGTTTTTCTTCCTCTAACAAATTTTGTAATTCTTTTTTCTGCTGTTAGCTGTTTGAAATATTCCTCGTCTAAATGATGTGCGAAATGTAAAATGTTTTTTTCACTAGGAGCTGAAAGTCTTGCAAATATATTTTCTTTTGCTGTATCAGTTCCAATACCATAAAGAACAGTTCTATTTTTACCAACAAATGTTGGCTTGTTCACTATTGGTTTTCCTGGAACAGATAAACCTTTTATTGAAAAGATCCTTCTACCTTGTCTTGGCCTGGTAAATTCATAAACAGCATTTGTATGATGACCACCAGAATCAAATGTTGAACAAGATATTCCAATAGATCTTTTATCTTCTGTTTTAAATATTGTTTTAAGAAACTGATCCACTTCACTCCAGATGTTATATGTATTTGGATCTCCCCAAAATATCTTATGTTCAAGCACATAACATTCAAAACCTTTTGCC